TCTGGAAATACCTCCCCGATCACCCAGGTATCGGTTCAAACAGGCCCATGTTTCGGGCAACCAGCACAAGGTCAAACAGGATGAGTACCAAAGTTAAACCGCTACGTCGGGGGCTAGTGAAGCCACGGCTGCACAGCCCATTACTTAAAGGTAAATCTCGCATAGATGAGGTTTCCGATCTTGCAGATAAAATCGGCTACCCGTTATTGCCTTGGCAGCATTTCGTACTTGAGGATATGTTGCGAGTAAATGCAGCTGGTGACTTCATCCGCAAAACAAACCTAGTTTTATGCGCTAGACAGAACGGCAAAACCCACCTTGCCCGTATGCGTATCTTGGCTGGCATGTTTTTATTCAATGAAAAGAAAATCTTGATTATGTCATCCAATCGAGGCATGGCACTTAGCACCTTTAGAGAAGTGGCCTATGCGATCGAAGGATGCCCGGAACTTAAAGCCCAGGTAAAGGCGATTCGCTACGCCAATGGAACTGAGTCGATCGAGCTGCTAAATGGCGCGCGGCTAGATGTTGTAGCTGCTACCCGTGACGGATCGCGTGGCCGTACAGCTGATCTGCTATTCATAGATGAAGTACGCGAAATAACCGAGGAAGGCTACGCAGCTGCGCTACCGACTACACGCGCACGGGCTAACGCCCAGACCTTAATGTGTAGCAATAGTGGCGATGCCTTTAGCAGCGTACTTAATTCGCTGCGTGAACGCGCCTTATCTAACCCATCTAAGACCTTTGGCTTTTATGAATACAGCGCGCCACAGTTTGCCAAGATAACCGACCGCCAAGGCTGGATAGCGGCTAACCCAGCACTCGGCCACACCATCACCATGGAGTCGATCGAGGAAGCCCTTAATACGCAATCGGTCGAGCAGTTTAGAACTGAAACCCTTTGCCAATGGATCGATAGCTTGCAATCGCCTTGGCCATACGGATCGATCGAGGCAACCAGCGATAACAGCCTTAAAATGTCCCCGGGGCCGCTTACAGTATTTGCCTTTGATGTATCCCCGAGCCGTAGAGATGCAAGCCTAGTTATGGGGCAGCTGCTACCCGATGGCCGCGTAGGCGTTGCCGTATTGGAAACCTATAACAACCAGGTAGCCGTAGATGAGCTAAAAATTGCGGCCAGTATTAAAGGCTGGTGCGATCTCTACTATCCGCGAACAGTTTGCTTTGATAAATACACTACGGCCTCTATAGCCAAGCGGCTAGAACTATCAGGCGTTGCCGTGCGTGACGTATCGGGTGCGGAATTCTATACAGCCTGTAGCGATCTGCACGATGCCCTAAGTAACGGCCGTTTAGCTCATAGTGGCCAAGAATTGCTAGTGCAGCATATGAATAACAGCGCAGCCAAGATCAATGATTCAGCATGGAGAATTGTGCGCCGTAAGTCTGCTGGCCCTGTAGATATTGCTATCGGCCTTGCGATGGTGATTCATATACTCGCCCAGCCCGTACAGGAAGCAAAGATATACGCCTAGCGACACGCCGAGCAGAATCGGTAATGTGCTTGACAATTTGAGAAAATCCCACCTATGGGATTACTGGAAACTTTAGGCTTTAAGGGTAAGGCAGAGGTAACTGCCCAGTATGCCCCTGCCATTATGGATAGCACTTACGGTGCTGGCATGTACAGCTATAACAGCGGCTTATCTAACTATGGTTATGGCGTTGCGATCGATCGCAGCCTAGCTTTACAAGTACCTAGCGTTAGCCGTTGCCGCAATTTAATTGCAGGTGTTATATCAAGTATTGAATTAGGTCTATACAAAAAATCTACAGGTAAAAAATTAGAGTCCCCGGTATGGTTAGAGCAACCAGATATACGCCAACCGCTTAGCGTTACCCTGGCATATACCGTTGATGCACTTGTATTTTATTCGGTAGCCTATTGGCGTGTTACATCGTTATATGCAGACGATGGCCGCCCATCTGGTTTTGAATTTATTCCAAATACTCGCGTTACAGTAACTACAAATAAGTACGGCGATGAAGTTGAGTATTATTCGGTAAATGGTGAACGCGTACCTATGGGTGGTATTGGTTCGCTAGTTACATTTCAATCGTTACTGCCAGGTGTATTACAAACTGGTGGCCGCACAATCCAAGCTGCGTTAGATATTCAAAAGGCCGCAGCTGTTGCAGCTGCTACACCTATGGCGACTACGATTCTAAAAAATACCGGGGCTGATTTACCTGAGGCGCAGGTACAAGGCTTACTAGCTGCATGGAAATCGGCTAGACAAAATCGGAGTACCGCATATTTGACTAGCACTTTAGAAGCGCAAAATATTGGTTTTTCACCTAAGGACATGACTTACAACGAAAGCAGCCAGTACCTTAGTACGGAAATTAGTAGATTAATGAACGTCCCTAGTTTCATGATCAGCGCAGATATGAATAACAGCATGACATATCAGAATATTTTAGATGCTAGAAAAGAATTTATGGCTTACTCATTACAGCCATACATAAGTGCTATTGAAAATCGTTTAAGCATGGATGACATAACAGCGCATGGTAATCGTGTTCGCTTTGCGGTAGATGAAACTTTCCTACGCGCAGATACTATGGCGAGATTAGATGCAATAGAAAAAATGTTAAACCTTGGCTTGATCGATGTTGAACAAGCGCAATCGATGGAACAGCTAACACCTAATGGATCAGGAGATACTGCAAATGTTGCACTTAACGTTTAATAACGCGATCGAGGCGGCCGATGGAGATCGCCGCATGATCTCAGGCAAAATCGCGCCATACAATGAAGTCGGTTATACGTCTGCTGGCCCGGTTGTATTTGAAAAAGGATCTATCGCAATTCCAGATGCAACAAAAATCAAATTGCTAATGCAGCATGACAGCACTAAGCCAGTAGGCCGTGCTACAAACTTTAGCGATGGCACAGATGGCATTTATGCATCTTTTAAAATTTCAAGTAGCAGCCGGGGACAGGATGCACTTGTACTAGCTCAGGAAAACCTTGTATCTGGTTTATCCGTTGGTGTGGATGTATCCGCATCAAAGCAGATGAAAGGCTACCTGTTAGTTACCGCTGCAGTCCTGAAAGAAGTAAGCCTTGTAGAGTCGGCTGCTTTTGATTCAGCAGCCGTAACTGATATTGCAGCTGCTAAGGCTGCACTAGAAGCAGCAACAAGTATGAAAAAGACAATCATCCATACAGAGATGATTGAAACCGAAACCGAAACCGAAACCGAAAGCGAGGCAGCTGTGACTACAGCCCCTATTGATACACCGGATGTACCGGCAGAAAAACCAGTCGAGGCTGCACCAGTTCAAGCAGCTCGCCCAATTATTCGCCCATCCGTATTAGACAGCCAACGCGTACGTACGCCTATTGTTTCAATGGGCGCATATACAGAACACAAAATCAAAGCTGCCCTAGGCAACCAAGATTCAATGCTTTATGTAACTGCTGCAGATGATTCTTTTAGTACTAACCCTGGATTCAATCCAACACAGTACCTATCAGAATTCCCAACCAATACACGTTTTGGAACACCATCTATTGATGCATGTTCACGCGGCACATTACCTGCACAAGGTATGACAATTAACGTACCTTCACTTGTTACATCAGCAGGTGGCGGCACAGGCGTAGCACCTGTAGTAACTGTTGAGGCAGAAGCAGGCGCAGTACAAAACACAGGTATGGAAACTGCTTACCTAACAGGTACTGTAAATAAGTATTCAGGTATGAATACAATCAGCATTGAATTGTTAGAACGTGGATATGGCGATGGTAATTTCTTTGCTGAGCTAACTACACAGCTACAAAATGCTTACCTAAAGACACTTGATACAACAGTTAATGCTGCGTTAATTACTGCAGGTACTGTTGCAACTACTGCACAAGCTGCTACATCTGCAGGCATTATCGGTTACACATCTGAAGCTGCTCGCCTTGTATATGAGGCAACTGGTTACTATGCACAGAATTACATTGCTAATGGAAGCCAATGGCAATTATTACTCGGCGCATCCGATACCACGGGGCGGCCAATTTATTCGGCCAGCCAACCGATGAACGCGGGTGGATTGACTCAGCCTGGTTCAATTCGCGGTAACGTACTTGGCCTAGATCTATATGTCGATAAGAACTTTGCAGCTACTACAACAGTAGATGACTCAGCGATTATCCTTGCGCCAGAAGCATTTACTGTTTACCAGTCACCACAGGCTTATATGTCTGTAAATGTTGTAAGCAACCTACAGGTACAAGTAGCGATCTATGGCTACATGGCAACAATCGCCAAGATGCCTAAGGGAATTATCCGTTACAACTTCACCTAAGAAATAACCCTAATAGTCGGTAGGGCATTAGCCCTTTGCCCTACCGACCCCTACTAAGTAAGGAGTACCGAGATGGCAGCTACATACGTCACCGTAGCCGAACTACGTTCTAATCTTGGGATAGGTACTCTTTACTCAGATAGTACGGTCGAGGAGTGCTGCCAAGCTGCACAGGATCAAATTAACAGTTTCCTTTGGTTTGATTCTGCGCCAGTCGTGGGGACTGCATTGGTAAGCAACGTTGCCACCGTGATGTTGGCCAACCCCGGTCTATTTACCGTTGGAGAATCGGTGACTATTGCCGGGGCTGGCTCTACATTTAACGGCACTTACACAATTACTGCCACGTTGCCATTTAGCACAGGCACTACAAATTTATTGCCAGCATTTAATATGCAGTTAAATTATTACCAGCAACCACAGGGTTATAGTTTTATTCAGTTTGCTAAGACTGCAGCCGATCAAAACTTTAGGCGCGTAGTACCATCAGGCACAGCTACAGGCGAGGATACAAAGACAGCCACCTACGTCAATACAGCAAGCGTTAGACAAAGTGCGATGATTTTGGCAGTAGATATTTGGCAGGCTCGCCAGGTATCCCAGACAGGCGGCGTGGGACTTGATGGCTTTAGCCCATCGCCCTACCGCATGGGCAACAGCATGATAGGCAAGATACGCGGCCTACTAGCCCCGTACCAGAGTCCGAATAGCATGGTGGGGTAAATGCCTACCGCTGCAATTACCACGCTGCGTAGCACCATCGCAACGGCTTTAACCAATAACGGCGTCTGGTCGGTATTCGCATACCCACCTGCAACCAT